TTCAGGCGTTATTGCTATTGTTCCTGTCGATACGACTCTCAACCCAAATGTTACTGGTTCGTTCGACGTTCAGTCCCTTCGAGTCGGTACAATCTCTCAGTGGTATCCTGAAAAGGTTAAGGTCAACCTCTTCAATCCCGCTAAGCAGAAGCGAGAGGACGTAACTCTCGATAAGAAGTTTGTCGCTATTGTGGAGAATCCTCTCTACGGAGTGATGAATGAGCCTAACTCAACTCTTCAGCGTCTTATTCGGAAGCTCAATCTTCTGGATGCCGTTGACGAGCAGTCTGGTTCTGGAAAACTGGACATCATCATTCAGCTTCCTTACGCCATTAAGTCTGAGGCCCGTCGGCAGCAGGCAACTCAGCGTAGAGAAGACCTGGAGTACCAGCTCGCTGGCAGCAAGTACGGTGTGGCCTACGCCGATGCCACCGAGAAGATCACCCAGCTCAATCGGCCAGCCGAGAACAACCTTCTGGCGCAGGTCCAGTATCTCACCGAGATGCTGTATAGCCAGCTCGGTCTGACCCCGGAAGTCATGAATGGTACTGCTGATGAGGCAGCTATGCTGAACTACCACAGCAGAACGATCGAGCCTATTCTCACGTCTATTGTGGAAGCTATGCGTCGCGCACTCATCACTAAGACTGGTCGCTCGCAGGGCCAGTCTATTCAGTACTTCCGTGATCCGTTCAAGCTGGTTCCTGTTAGCCAGTTGGCTGAGATCGCCGATAAGTTCACCCGAAACGAGGTTCTTACCTCGAATGAGATCCGCTCCATCGTTGGTTTCAAGCCGGCGAAGGACAAGGGCGCCGACAAGCTGCAGAACAGCAACATGCCGTCGTCTGAACGTGGTCCGAACCAGCAACAGCAGAACACACCAGGCGGTCGAGTGCCGTCGTCACAGAATCCGAAGGGAGACAGTCAAAATGGGAGCTAAGCCCGACTTCGGTGGCTACGCTACTAAGGCTGGACTCAAGTGCTCCGACGGCCGCACCATCATGCCCGATGCTTTTAAGGAGCAGGACGGCATCACGGTTCCTCTCGTCTGGCAGCACGGTCACACTGATCCGGGGAATGTCCTGGGTCACGCCGTCCTTGAGCACCGCGCAGACGGTGTCTACTGCTACGGTTTCTTCAATGACACGACCGCTGGTCAGTCGGCGAAGCAGCTTGTGGTCCACAAGGACATCACCAACCTCTCGATCTACGCCAACCGGCTGGTCGAGAAGAGCAAGCAGGTCTTCCACGGAGCAATCCGCGAGGTCTCGCTTGTGCTGTCGGGTGCGAACCCCGGTGCCCTGATCGACCACATCTCTGTTCAGCACGCTGATGGCGACATCACGGAGCTGGAGGACGAGGCGATCATCTACACGGACGAGTCTCTCGCCCACTCCGCCGACCTCGAAATCGAGGATGACGAAGAGGACGACGACGCGGTCGAGCACGCCGATGGCCCCACGGTTCAGGATGTCTATGACTCCATGACCGAGGAGCAGAAGACCGTCGTTCACTTCATGATCGGAGCTGCCCTTGAGGACGCTTCCGCTCAGCACAGCGACGACGATCAGAACAACACCAACGACAACGGCGACGAGGGATCCGACCTCGAGCACAAGGAAGGAAACGACGACATGGGCGTGAAGCGCAACGTGTTCGAGAACGGCGCCGCCGGTTCCGACACCGCGGAGAACCGTGTGGTTCTCAGTCACTCCGACATCGAGGGCATCGTCTCGGACGCCAAGCGTCTGGGTTCCCTCAAGGCCGCCGTCGAAGGCTATGCTCTCGAGCACGGCATCGACGACATCGACATGCTGTTCCCTGAGGCCAAGAACCTCACCAACACGCCTGACTGGATCAAGCGTCGTACCGAGTGGGTCTCGACCGTCCTCGGCGGGGTCAGCCACACCCCGTTCTCCCGTATCAAGACGATGCAGGCGGACATCACCCACGATGAGGCCCGTGCCAAGGGTTACATCAAGGGCACCCTCAAGAAGGAGGAGTTCTTCGGTCTCCTCAAGCGAGTCACCACCCCCTGCACGATCTACAAGAAGCAGAAGCTCGACCGCGATGACATCCTGGACATCACCGACTTCGACGTGGTGACCTGGCTCAAGGGCGAGATGCGTCTGATGATCGAGGAGGAGGTCGCCGGCGCGATCCTCGTCGGTGATGGCCGTGACTCGGGCGACGAGGACAAGATCCAGGACGGTTCGGTCTCTGGCGTCGGCGTTCGCCCGATCGCCCTCGAGGACGAGCTCTACGCTCCTTCGATCTACGTCCAGTCTGACGCCACCGCCAACGAGATCGTCGACCTGGTGACGACGGAGCGCTACCTGTACAAGGGTACCGGCACTCCGACCTTCTTCACCTCCGAGGCTGTCGTGAGCAAGTTCCTCACCGCTCGCGACACCCTGGGCCGCCGCATCTACCGCTCGCTCGACGAGGTCGCCAACGACCTGCGTGTCGACCGCGTGGTTCCGGTCGAGGTCATGGACCGCGCCCCTGGCGTCGTCGGCATCTTCGTGAACCTGTCCGACTACAACGTCGGTACGGACCGCGGCGGCGAGCTGAACATGTTCGATGACTTCGACATCGACTACAACCAGTACAAGTACCTGATCGAGACGCGCTTCTCTGGTGCCCTCACGAAGGTGCGTTCGGCTCTCATCCTCCGCGAGGTCGGTGCGACCGCTACGCTGCTGGTTCCGACTGAGCCGACGTTCAACCCGACGACCGGTGTCGTCACCATCCCGACCCAGACCGGTGTCGTCTACAAGAACGACGTCACCAACGCCACGCTGACCGCCGGCGCTCAGAGCGCTCTCGCTGTCGGCGCGACGCTCGCAGTCCGGGCCGAGCCGGCTTCGGCGGCCTACTACTTCGCTGACAACGTCAACGAGGAGTGGTCCTACACCCGCGAGGCGTAAGGCATCATCTGATGGCAAAGTTCTTCGGTAAGATTGGTTACGGTGTCACCGAAGAGACTGCTCCTGGGGTTTGGACCGACGTAATTGTCGAGAAGCACTACATGGGGGATGTTATTCGTAACGCCCGCCAGCTAACTCCTACGGAGCATCTTAACGATGATATTTCCGTAAACAACTCAATCAGTATCGTAGCCGATGCATATTTGAGCGAAAACTTCTTTGCCATCCGATACGTAGAGTGGATGGGGGCTCTGTGGGTCGTCGAAAATGTCGATGCACAGAGCCCCCGTCTCATTCTCCGCTTGGGAGGTGTCTACAATGGCCCCAAGGGTTGAGCTTCAGGCTCTTCTTGAGGACGTCCTTGGATCTGACAAGGTATATTTCCAGCCTCCCAACGGTATGGCGATCCAGTACCCATGCATCGTCTACCAACGCGATCTCTCAGAGACTCGATTCGCCGACAACAAGCCGTATCTCAACGAGTTGAGGTATCAGGTTACTGTCATCGATCGGAATCCCGACAGTGATATTCACATGAGAGTCGCACAACTGCCAAAGTGCCTGCGAATCAGGTTCTTTACGGCAGATAATCTCAACCATGATGTCTTCAACCTCTTCTTTTAGGAGACCACGCAATGACTAAGCTCATTTGGGATCAGGTTGGTGAGCGTCGGTACGAGACCGGCGTGGACCACGGTGTCCTGTACCTCCCGACGGGTGGCGTCTACGACCAGGGTGTGGCTTGGAACGGTCTTTCGACCGTCACCGAGAAGCCTTCTGGCGCCGACGCGACTCCCGTCTTCGCGGACAACATCAAGTACCTGAACCTGATCGCGGCCGAGGACTTCGGCGGCACCATCGAGGCTCTCACCTACCCGGACGAGTTCGCTCAGTGCGACGGTTCGGTCGAGATCTCCGCCGGTGTCATGATCAACCAGCAGGCTCGCAAGGTGTTCGGTCTGTCCTACCGCACGCTCATCGGCAACGATGCTGCGGGCCAGGAGGCGGGCTACAAGCTGCACCTCGTGTACGGCTGCCTCGCGGCGCCTTCTGAGAAGGCCTACTCGACCGTCAACGACTCTCCCGAGGCGCTGACGTTCTCGTGGGACTTCTCGACGACTCCCGTCCCGGTCTCGGGGCAGAAGCCGACGGCTCTTCTCACGATCGACTCGACCCAGGTCAACTCGGTGAACCTCGCCGCGCTCGAGGACGCTCTCTACGGCACCGCCGGTACGAGCCCGCGTCTCCCGCTGCCTGACGAGATCATCTCCATGTTCGCCGGCAGCCAGACGGCCGTGACCCCGACCGCTCCGACCTTCGTGTCGAGCACCGGTGTCATCACCATCCCGTCCGTCACCGGCGTGACCTACCGTCGTGCCGACACGAACGCGATCGTCACGGGTACCGTCACCATTGCTGGTGGCGCGGGTGCTTCGCTCGTCATCAAGGCGGCGCCGAGCTCCGGTTCGTACAAGTTCACCGCGAACGCCGACGACGACTGGTCGTTCACGCGCACTGCCTGATAGGAAGGAGGCCAGAGAGTGCTCACTATTGCTGTTCCGAGCACAGAGTTCTACGACGAAGAGTCGTCGGAATTCAAGAACTTCGGCGAAGTCGTGCTCACTCTCGAGCACTCTCTGGCTTCCCTGTCAAAATGGGAGTCGATCACAGAAAAGCCGTTCCTTGGTGATGGAGAAAAAACTCATGATGAGACGATTCTCTACATCAAGTGTATGACTTTTCCAGAGGTATCCGATCCTGAGGTCTACAAAAGGCTCTCAAGTGAGAATCTGGAAGCGATAAACTCCTACATCAATGCAAAGAAATCCGCTACGTGGTTCAGAGAAGATGGCGCTAACCGTTCTAGAGAGGTTATCACATCTGAACTGATCTATTACTGGATGATCACTCTCGGGATCCCTTTTGAGTGTCAGCATTGGCATTTGAATCGGCTGATCACCCTTATTCGAGTCTGCAACGTCAAGAATGCTCCGGCGAAGAAGATGTCGAGAGCCGAGGCGGCGACTAGGCAACGAGAGCTGAACGCTCAGCGCAAGGCACAGCTCGGAACTCGCGGTTAGGAGGCACGATGACGAAGCTGAGCTGGGGTGATCCTGGCGATAGGCTGTATGAGAACGGCGTAGACCGAGGCGTCCTTTACGTGGACGATCAGGGTTACGCCTGGAATGGTCTCCTTTCAGTAGAGGAGAAAAGCTCCGGGGGAGAGGTTCGGGACCTTTTCATTGACGGAGTTAAGTATGCCGAGGTTACCGGCGTCGAGAACTTTGAGGGGACGATCGAAGCACTCAGCAGCCCAGATGCATTTGCTGATTGCGATGGATCCGGACAAGTCATCCCAGGTCTGTATGCAACACATCAGATCCGTAAGTACTTTGGGATGTCCTACAGGACCATGGTCGGGAACGACGTAGACGGTCAAAACCACGGCTACAAGATCCACGTGCTTTACAATGTTCGCGCAGGAGACTCTGAGCGAAAGAACGAGACCATCAACTCGAACGATCCAATCGCGTTCAGTTGGCCGATCACCACGATTCCTGTCGAGCACGCTGGAATCCGACCTACCGCACATTTCGTCATCGACTCAACCGAGATCGCTGCCGATATTCTGCTGGTTCTCGAGAACACGCTGTATGGAACCTCCACGTCGGATCCATATTTGCCCTCCTTCGAGGACCTGGTCGCTCTGATCGCAACTGGTCCCACGTTCTCTGTCGTCGACAACGGTGACGGCACCTTCGACATGACTGGAAACAGCAGCATGTTCACGGTTATCGATGCGACCACTATCGACGTGTCTGTTGACAGCGCGGCGATCAGCGTCGTCGATGCCAACACCTATGACCTCAGCTCGTACTAAGGAGATCTCATGGCTTCAAGCACCGTTCGGGTCCTTACCGCAGCCAGGATGCTGGCTATCGAGGCCGCTTCAGTTATTTCTGGAGCTGTCAACGGTTCGGGCCATCTTATTCTTACAAAGCACGATGGATCCACGATCGATGCCGGCGTCGTAACCGGCGCTCAGGGTCCTCAGGGACCCGCAGGCCCCACCGGAGCTACTGGCGCTCAGGGTCCCACCGGCCCTACTGGCGCCACTGGTGCTGCCGGCAGTTCGACTCTTGCCACTCTCCCCGCGGGCGTGTGCATTGTCGTGACGTATACGTCTGGCACTGGTCCCACTCGTCCGACCTCACGTACCGACCTCGTCGTTCGTTGGCGTGGCCCGAATGCTCCGGCGAACGCTCTCTCCGGTGACGAGTACGTGGTGGTCTGATGACTACCCTCTGGTCGTGGTCCTCAACCGCGGATAGCGGTTTCACAAGTACTGTCGGTACGGCTCCCTCAAATGAGACTGCCGGCAGTTACGGCCAGCGCTGGGTATGGCCATCAACCACAGCTCAGGCATACGGCTACAAGTCGGGGTTCGCCGCTGGCGACTTCGGAGTCCGTTTCATCCACCAGTTCTCCGGTCTTCCGTCTCCGGCAGTATCGGTCTGTGTTCTTCAGGGTGTTTCGTCAGCCCCGGCGAACCTGTTCCGAGTTGATATTACTACATCTCCTTTCATCAGAATTCGAGATGGAGCAAATACAACTCTGGCTACCGGTACGGTCGCACTTTCGTCTGGAACCGAGTATCGTTGGGAGATCTACCGTTCGGGTACTACTCTCAACGTTAAGGTTTACAACCTCGCTGGAACTCTTATCGATTCCATCAGCGCAACTGTGGTTGGTACTGCGGTCGACAAGTTCATCATTGGAAACAATGCCTCGATCACCGGTAGTACTTTCCCTCCGTACACCGTCGATGAAATCGTCATCAAGGATGTCGGTTCCGAGGTCGGTGCGGTTAGTGGTAGCGTAAACGCCAGTGCGGGTTCTGATGTTACGACGGCTACTCCACTCAACACTCAGACACTGGATGGATCTCTGAGTAACGGTTCGTCATATTCTTGGTCTCTTGTCGGATACACCGGCGATGATCCAGGAACCGTGACAATCATCAATCCCACCACAAAGACTGCGTCCTACAAGATTCCGGCGACCTTTGGAGGGACTGTTCTGCAGTTCCGAATTACGGTCAACGGAACTGTTACTGACGATGTCTACCACACCGTCCCCGGCCACAAGCATTGGCTTCGTGATTCGGGTGTGTGGAAGCCGATGGGTGGCGATGGAGCCGCTGTTCAGGGTTCCTCCGGAGCTGGGTCCACTCCTGCTGCACCTGCAGGATGGGCAGGACTTCTTTGGGCCGACTACTTCGAAGGATCCTCTCTGGATACTGCCAAGTGGTGGGCACGCAATGGGAAGTCGCAGAGTCCCAACATCCAGAAGGCAGTATATCTGGCTTCTCAGGTTGAGGTCTCCGGCGGAATGCTCCACATCAAGGCAGCTCGCGAAGATGTGGTAAACAGTGGAACCTCGTACAAGTGGGTATCTGCAGGCATTCAGTCCGATGGACTCATGGTGCTTCCCACTACCGAAGAGTGGCTCGTCGAGTGCCGCTACAAGATCAACATGGTTCCGGGACACTCTCGAGGCATCTGGCCTGCTGTGTGGTTCCGCAACGCTCCTTCCGTCGGCGAGATCGACGGCATGGAGGCTTGGGGTACTCCGGCGAACAACTCGCTGGGCGATCACAAGGCCATGACGACCTTCTGGCAGAACACCAACGGTGGGCCGAAGCTCACGTCTACCCGTTCCGAGACCTGGGACGAGTGGCACGTGATGAAGCTCCACGGCGACCCGACCATCGGGACGTACAAGCTCTACATCGATGACGTGCTCAAGGTAACGCGAACCGTCGCCGATGCGTCCTGGCTGCATGGTACCGAGTACTCCAGCCCGTTCTACGTCCGCATCGAGAACCAGATCGGTAAGGCTGGTTCCTACTACGGCGAGGCAGACGACAGTCTGGTCCAGACGAACGGTGACTACGAGTTCCTGGTCGACTACATCAGGGCTTACAAGCGCACGTAGCCAACTAGGAGGAGCCATGTTCGAACTTTCGTCCTCTGGTTCCTTCAAGAAGACGGAGGACTTCTTTAAGAAGATCCTAAACACATCCGTCGATCAAAAGTTGGAAGAATTCGCCAAAATGGGAGTCGTCGCTCTCGCCGCTGCCACACCGATTGACAGCGGCGAGACGGCGGCTTCCTGGTATTACACAATTTCCCGGAAGGGTAAGGGCGTAACTATCGAATGGCGCAATTCAAACATCGTAGCTGGCGCTCCGGTGGCGATCCTACTCCAATACGGACATGGGACCGGCACCGGAGGCTACGTTGTTGGGCGGGACTTCATAAATCCTGCAGTAAAGCCTGTCATGGATCAAATCGCTGAAGAGGTATGGAAGGTGGTGACCAGCTAGTGGCAACGATTGACGATCGCGTAGTACAGCTCAAGTTCGACAACAAGCAGTTCGAGTCTGAGACTGCTCGGTCGATGTCTACGCTGGACAAGCTCAAGAACAGCTTGAACTTCACTTCCTCTAAGAAGGGGATCGAAGACCTCGGTTCGGCGATGAGCAAGCTTGGAGTCGGTCCTATCGCCGCGACCATCGAAGGCGTGAACTCTAAGTTCCTCGCGATGGCTACGATCGGCATCACGGCCCTCACCAGTATCGCAAACAAGGCCATTCAGGTTGGCGCAACTCTCGTTAAGTCTCTGACGATCGACCCGGTCAAGCAGGGTTTCGCTGAGTACGAGACCAACTTGAACTCGGTCCAGACCATTCTGGCCAACACGGCTGCCTCCGGAGCAACTCTGAAGGACGTGAATGCGGCTCTCGCTGAGCTCAACACGTACTCGGACAAGACGATCTACAACTTCTCCGAGATGGCTCGCAACATCGGTACCTTCACGGCGGCTGGCGTTGGGCTCAAGGAGTCGACCGCGGCAATCAAGGGCATCGCAAACCTCGCGGCGCTCTCTGGTTCGAACTCCCAGCAGGCCTCTACGGCCATGTATCAGCTCTCGCAGGCTCTGGCGGCCGGCCGGGTCAGTCTTATGGACTGGAACTCGGTTGTTAACGCCGGAATGGGTGGTACGGTTTTCCAGCGAGCTCTTGCTCAGACTGCTGAGAAGATGGGAAAGCTCAAGGACGGTGCAGTCAAGCTCACCGGACCTATGAAGAACGTCTCGATCGCAGGTCTGTCCTTCCGAGAGTCCATTTCTGACCCCAAGGTTGGTGGATGGCTTACTTCGGATGTCCTTACGAAGACTCTTCAGCAGTTTACCGGCGACATGACAGACGCTCAGTTGGCTGCGGAGGGATTTTCGGCAACGGAGATCAAGGCCATCCAGTCTCAGGCCAAGATGGCTATGGAAGCGGCTACGAACGTCAAGACTCTTTCGCAGGTTATTGACGTAGCCAAGGAGACGGCCGGTTCTGGCTGGGCTCAGACATGGGCTCTTATTTTCGGTGATTTCAGCGAGGCTAAGGGCTCGTTCACCGCTATGAGCAACACGATCAACGGCTTCATCAACGACTGGTCAAACGCGCGAAACTCGCTTCTGGCTGGTTGGAAGGAGCTTGGAGGCCGTGATGCAGCCATCAAGGCTATTTCTAACGCATTCGATGCTCTTGTTACCGTCGTAAAGCCGATCAAGGACGCATTCAGGGAGATCTTCCCGGCAAAGACTGCCAAGGATCTCTTCAACCTCACGGTTGCAGTCCGCGACTTCTTCGCCGGTCTCAAGATCAGTGCCGAAACCGCGGCCAAGGTTAAGAGGACATTCGCGGGTGTCTTTGCCATTTTCAGCATTGCGAAGTCGGTTATTTCCGGAATCGTCGGTGTTGTGGTGGATCTGGCTAAGTCGTTCAGCGGAATCGGCGGGGGGCTGCTGGACACTACCGCTACGATCGGTGATTTCTTCGTCAAGATCGACAAGGCGATCAAGAACGGTGCGCTTATTCCGTTCTTCCAGCGGCTTAACGCATTTATGGCTCCGGTGAATGTTCTCATCAGAAAGATCGGTGAGGGATTCCAGGCAATGTTCGACGGCTCCTTTGCGCAGACTCTTGGTCTCGTCGGGGATACGTTCGGACGTGTTAGCCAGCGTCTTAGCCCTCTCCAGGGCCTTCTCAGCACGCTAAACACGGCTTGGGATCGGTTCCTCGGAGTACTGCAGAACGTCGCTCCAGTCTTCTCGCAGCTTCTTCAAAATGTGCAGGAGACTTTCAGTCAGATCCCGGTTATTATCCAGGAGTCCGTGTCGAACGGTAACTACTCGGCTATTCTGGATACGATCAACACCGCTATTTTCGGCGGGATCGCTCTTATGATTCGAAAGTTCATCAAGGGCGGTGGGACTGATCTTGGTGGAGGGTTCCTCGACAGCATTACCGGAACGTTCGGAGAGCTGACGAACACTCTCAAGGCTATGCAGGAGCAGATCAAGTCGAAGGTGCTTCTCAACATCGCGATTGCTGTGGCTCTACTTACGGCGTCCGTTGTTGCGCTTTCCCTCATCGACTCGGCAAAGCTTGCTAAGGCCCTTGCTGGTCTGGCGTTCACATTTGCTGAGTTGCTGGCATCTATGGCGATCCTCAACCAGATTTCCAAGTCTGCAGGCTTCTTGAAGCTTCCGATCATTGCAGCTTCTCTTATTCTGCTTTCGACTGCGATTCTTATTCTTACTGGAGCCCTCAAGGTTCTGGCGAGTATGTCGTGGGAGGAGCTTGGTAAGGGGCTTACCGGTCTTGCTGGGATTCTGGCGATGCTTGATCTCGCTGTTAAGCCCATCGCAGCCAATGCAAAGGGCATGGTCGCTGCTGGAATTGGAATAGCTTTTCTATCCGGAGGAATTCTTATTCTATCCGGAGCAATGAAGGTTATGGCCACCATGTCTTGGGAAGAGATTGCCCGAGGCCTAGTCGGCGTAGCTGGAGCACTTGCGATCGTAATCGGCGCCATGCGTCTGATGCCAGGTCCTATGATGATTCTTAGTGCTGCGGGTCTGGTATTGGTCGCAGGAGCTTTGACGATCATTGCTGGTGCCATGAAGGTTATGGCTACCATGTCCTGGGAGGATATTGCGAAGGGTCTTGTCGCGATTGCAGCTTCAATGGCAATTCTTGCGATCGGTCTCGCCGCGATGGAGGGGGCAGTTCCGGGAGCGGTCGCTTTGCAGATTGCTTCTCGTTCTCTGCTTCTTCTTGCCGCTACGATGAAGATTCTCGGAACTCTTGAGTGGGACCAGATCGGTAAGGGTCTTGTGGCCATTGCCGGTTCTCTGGTTATCCTCGCTGCTGGTCTATATTTGATGGAAGGGGCCATTCTAGGTGCTGCGGCACTTATTGTTGCCTCCGAAGCTCTTGTTATTCTGTCAGCGGCACTCAAGGTGCTTGGAAGCATGTCGTGGGAGGAGATCGGAAAGGGTCTCGTGGCTCTTGCAGGAGCATTTGCAGTGATCGGTCTTGCCGCTCTTCTGCTGACTCCTGTTATTCCGCAGATCATTGCTCTCGCAGCAGCTATCGCTTTGCTCGGTATTGGCGTTGCTCTTATCGGAGCCGGCGTTCTTGCCTTTGCAACGGCTATGACTGCTCTGGTTGCTATCGGATCTCTTGGTGTCGTTGCTCTGACGGCAATTCTTCAGACTGCTATCGGCATCATCCCGACCGTGTTCAAGGCTCTCGAGCTGGCAATCGTCGCGTTCGCAGAGGCAATTGCTGCTGCAGCTCCGGCGATCATCGCAGCAATCACGGTTATTCTCATCGGAATCATGGATATGATCATCAAGCTCACTCCGAAGATCTACCAGACCCTCGGCGTGCTTCTTGACGGCTTCCTGGCCTTCGCTCTTCGCTATATTCCGAAGCTCGTTGACGTCGGTCTTCAGCTTATCAACGGAATCCTCAAGGGAATCGCGAAGAATCTCCCCAACCTGATCAAGAATGGTACGGCTGTTATTGTTGCCTGGATCAAGGGTATCGGAGCGGCAACTCTTCAGATCGTTAAGGCTGCCGGAGAAACTCTCATCACATTCATGAATGGCGTTACGACCTGGATCAACCAAAATCAGCAGAGAATGAATACTGCTGGTCGTAATCTGGTTAAGGCCATTATTGATGGTATGATCAGTGGAATCGGAGCCTACGGAAGTGGCGTTCTGGACGCAATCGCTGGACTTGCTGGGTCGGCCATCGACAAGGCGAAGGAAATTCTTCATATTAACTCGCCGTCGAAGGTGTTTATTGAGATTGGTAAGGGCGTCACTGAGGGATTCGTGTTGGGTATCGTCGCGGGTAAGAACGACACTGTGAACGCTACCAACGCAATCACAAACAACCTTAAGGCTGCTCTTACTAATGCGACTAAGAACGTCGCAGATCTCAAGAAGAAGGTCGCTGAGCTTTCGTCTAAGCCAATGACTTCCGCCAACAAGGCTGCTCTGGCTAAGGCCAAGGCTGCTTTGAAGACGGCCGTTGCTGAGCAGGCTAAGCTCAACGCCGCATACAAGACCGTCACGGTTGAGCACAAGAAGCAGATCGCCGACCTCAAGAACCTTGCCGGCCAGTACGATGTGGTCAAGGGGAAGCTCGAGGAGGCGCAGAAGGTTCTTGATGAGGCGGTCAAGAAGAGGGATGATTACGCCAAGCAGATCTCCGACAAGTTCGGAGTTCTTCCTGGTTTGGATGATACCTCTTCGCTTGACGACTACTTCAACGCCATCCGTAATGCTACGGCAGCCAACCTCAAGTTCAAGGAAACGCTTGAGAATCTCCGTAACCTGGGTCTTGACGACAACCAGTACAAGAGGTTCCTCGAGCAGGGCACTGAGATTCAGCCCTTCCTCGACCAGCTTCTTGCCGCTGGTGGTGACACCGTCGATGAGCTCAACAAGATCGATGTCACTCTTACCGAATCGGCTACTTCCCTCGGAAAGAGTGCTTCGGAGGCTCTCTACCAGGCCGGCGTCGACTCGGCGCAGGGTCTTGTGGATGGTCTTACGGCTCAGATGACCGTAATCACGGACAAGATGAAGGCGATCGGTAAGGCCATCGCTGACGAGATCAAGAAGGAGCTTGGGATCAAGTCTCCCTCGAAGGTCTTCAAGGAGATCGGTACTTTCACGATGCAGGGTCTTGCCCAGGGCATCGATCAGAACACGAACGTGGTTGATATTTCGGCTCGTCGAGCGGGTCAGATCGCCGTGGAGAGTCTTCAGAAGTCTCTCAGCAATATCGGCGATGTGGCTCTTGATGAGTTGGACCTTCAGCCTAAGATCGCGCCAGTTATCGATCTGACTGAGTTCCGTAAGGACATCAGTACGATGAACGGTCTGATCAAGGACACTCCGGTGGTCGCTCAGGTCAGCATGGATAGCGCCAACTCTGCTGCTATTGCTGCGGAGGCTAACAAGCAGGCTCTGAACGATATTGCTGCTCTGCAGAACACCGGAACCACGGTCGAGTTCACCCAGGTCAACAACTCTCCGAAGGCGCTCTCGTCGACGGAGATCTACCGACAGACAAAGAACCAGCTGACTGTTTTGAAGGGAGTGACAAGTGCTATCACGCCTTGATGTAGAAGATCTTCAGGGTAATACGCTGTCTCTTCCGCTCAGGCCGACTACTCCAGGATATTTGATCACTGAGATCGATGGCCTGGACCCGGTCAAGTCAGACGTCGTTTCCGCATCATTCGCTCAGCTCGATGGCGAGGAGTACCAGGCCGCCCGTCGAACCAAGCGCAATATCACGATGCGGATTCGACTTGAGCCATATTTCGGAGGGAAGACGGTCGAGGAACTCAGGGCCCAGCTCTATGCATATTTCATGCCTAAGACCTGGTGCAATCTGAAGTTCTACATTGATGGAGACCTCAAGTACACCATCAAGGGCATGACCGAGACATGCGAGACGGCTCTGTTCAGCCAAGATCCCGAGATGGCTATCTCAATCCTGTGCTTCGATCCCGATTTCCTTGGAATCGACGATGTGGTCATCAGTTCTAACACGGTGGCCAACTCGACCGAGACGTTCATCACCGCTCTTGGTAGTGTCGAAAGCGGCTATATCTTCCAGCTGAATGTAAATCGAAGCATCAGCGGTTTCACCTTGTACAACCGTCGACCTGATAACAGCCTAAGCATCATGACTGTCAATCAGACTCTTGATAACGGCGACGTAGTAAAGATCAGTACAATCGACAAGGACAAGTACGCGCGCCTTATTCGAGGAGGCGTGACTTCGTCCATCCTGTACGCTGTCGACCAGTACTCCAAGTGGAGTCCGCTGTATCCTGGTTCGAACTACTTCCGGGCGCTCGTCTCGGGAGCTGGGATTCCCTACACCATCACCTATCGGCCAAAGTATGGAGGACTGTGATGCAGCTCTATATTTTGGACAACGCTATCCGAAGGGCGGAGGTTGTAGAGAGCTATGAATCTCTCATCTGGACCGAGCGTTGGGCTCAGTATGGAGATTTCCAGCTTGATATCTCGCCGAACATGGCGGACAAGATCCTGACAACCCAAGGAACGATGCTTGCCATCGACAGGTCTAATCGAGTGATGTTCGTCAACGAGGTTGAGAACGCACTCACCGAGGAAGGTAAGCGAGTCCTTCGGATCACCGGGTTCTCGCTCGAGGCCAAGCTCCTTGAGCGTCCGAACGACTACACAGCGATCGTCTCCGGGGCAGGAGCAACCCAGGTCACTCTAGGCCCTGCTACCCCCGGCGATATTATGCGAACGCTGTTCCACGCGATCTGTCGGACCAACCCGGCGCCTTTCGACTCGGACAACATGCCTTTCATCCAGGCTGGCGTATATTCGCCTGCGACTACTATTCCAGAACCGGATGAGGTCATCACGGTCCAGAGCCCTCTCAACAATCTCTACGACACGCTCAAGAGCATTGCGGAGGTCTCAAAGCTCGGTTTCCGAATCATTCGTCCGGCCGACGACTCGAAGCTATATTTCGAGGTCTACACCGGAAACGATCGGACTACCGCGCAGACGGTCAACTCTCACGTGGTATTCAGTCCAGAACTAGATACTCTGGACAACTACAAGGAACTGACCTCAACTCGGGCATACCGGAACGTAGCGTACGTATACGCCCCAAACGGTTCAAGAATCGTATATGGGGACAATGCGGACACTTCGACTGCCGGCTTCGACAAGCATATTCTGATCGTCGATGCAAGCGACCTGGATGGGGCTGCTGGTCCTATCCTTGACGATCAGATGGCGCAGAGAGGCCGTGAGGAGCTCGCTAAGGCCAACATCGTGTGGGGGTTCGACGGAGAGATTCCGCAGGCTTCTAAGTACGCCTATGGGACGTACTACGAGCTCGGAGATCTTGTCGAGCAGCGCACGTCTAGCGGATTGATCAACAAGATGCGCGTCACCGAGCAGATCTTCTCGCACGACGCCGAGGGAGAGAGAAGCTACCCGACTCTTACGGTCGATACGCTTGTTCTTCCTGGAACTTGGGATGCCATTTCTCCCAGCGTGTTCTGGGAGTCCTACACCACACAGCACTGGGACGAGATCTAAGGAGGAATAATGGCTATTGGCGACGATGCAGCCGCAGCAGGCTATCCACTCGTCTCGGGAACTACCGGTCTTGTCAAGGATGGCGACGATGAACTTAACCGAACTCGCGACTTCATCGCTCAGGTTAAGCAGCTCATTCTTCAGACTTGGCCGATCAGTCGTGGAGGGACTGGCGGAACCACTGTTGCTGAGGCTCGAACGAACCTCGGAATCTGTGGGGCGATCACTTACGGAACAGCAGCGCCCACCGGAGGAAACCCAGGGGACGTCTACTTCAAGTACATTCCGTAGGTGACACATGCCTACTCTGTATGGTAACTGGGTAGGCGGGAGTACGAACGGGCGAATCGTCTGCGTATATTCCGTCTCCTACACAGCGGATCGCACACAGGCGATCTACACGGGTACTCTCTATGTTGAGACGGACCAGTTCACAACGGATAGTGTCAACACCTGGCTCGTGTCTGGTGATGATGGTGTCCACAGTGGTTCCAACATTCCTATCAGCTTCGGCTCTGGAGGTGGAATCAAGGCGTTCTACAGCAACTTCTCGTTCCAGAAGTACGGCGATGGTGTTATCGGGGCCAGAGTCTCAAATGTTGAGGCTGTTGGAGTCGATATTACTGCGTCGTTCACTATGGATTCAGGAGCCCTCGCGCCATATTTGACGAGCGGGTATTCGGCTGTAGGAATCGGGCAGACGGGCTTCACGATTACTGGAGCGGCTGTAGGAATCGGGCAGACGGGCTTCACGATTACTGGAGTTCACGCGGCGGCTAATGGAGGCGTCCTTAATGGGATGCAGCTTGAGGTTAACACCGCGGCGAATGACACTGGAGCTCTATATTTCACCACAGGCACATTCACAAACCCTGTAGCAACCGGACTTACCCCGAACAAGCTATATTACTATCGCCTTCGGGTTAAGAACAGTACGTACGGCTACAGTGCGTGGGGTCCCTGGCTGACAGTTCAGACAACTTCGACCGTTCCCGGAACATTTCCCGATTCATTCGAGTTTGGAAGCGTCGGGCCGGAGGAGTTTACCATCGGCAACCTGGTATATCCTGACAACGGTGGAGTGGCGATCGACTGGGTTACAGTCACGATCAATACCATTCCGGGGGACTCAGGTGCCATCAGCACCGATCATGCAGGTACGCCTTCCTCGATCGTAAAGACGGGTTTGATCCCGGGTACGACATATTTCGTCAAGCTAACCGCGCACAATGTGAATGGCTTCGGTGTATCGTCGAACTGGAAGGCAGTAACTACCCTACCGGGCGTCTATGTAGACGTCGCAGGAACATGGAAGACAGCAACCATTTTCGTGAATGTCGGCGGCATCTGGAAGCCCGCCACCCGCTGGGTGTGTGTTTCTCCAGGTGTTTGGCGGCAGTGAGGGGATAAAATGAGTGACAACGAGACCGGTGCTCACGAGTCGGAGACGAAGAACCCTCTGCTCTCCGACAAGATGTACACCAAGCTCGAGTTCCTGGCCAGGGTCGTTCTGCCGGCGTTCGCAACTCTGTACGGTACTGTAGCACTCCTCTGGGGCGTTCCTAACGTCGCCCAGGTTGTTGGTACGATCGTAGCTGTCGACACTTTCCTAGGGATCTTCCTTGGGATCGCGCAGCGTTCGTACGACAAGTCCGATGCTCCGTATAACGGAACGATCGAGGCTATCCCGGGTTCTGACGGTACCGTTCTGACCAACCTGGTCCTGGAGAGCGATCCTGCGAACGTTAACAAGCTGGTTCTGAAGGTCAACAACGCGTCCTAAGTGGGGTTCGCACTATATTCAAGGATTATAGTGAGACCCTACGAAAGGAAACGTATGTTCAAGAAGCCCATGACCGCCACCGAGCTGGACCAGGCCATCGTGAACGCGTTCGCCGAACTCAAGAATCACGACTGTGACTCTGATGAGTACGCGGCTATCGTGAGTCAGCTGAAGAAGCTGTATGAGATGAAGTCTGAGAACCACAAGACTCGTCCCATCAGCTACGACACGCTGGCCATGATCGCCGCGAACCTCACCGGAATCATCCTCGTGCTCAAGTTCGAGCAGACGCAGATCGTAACCGGTCGAGCCCTGACGCTAGTCAAGAAGCTCTTCTGACCATCGAACCTAGAAAGGTTAAAAAGCCTATAGCCCCTACAAGGGTTATAGGTTTTGTCTCGCGTAGTTTACACGCGCTATAATAGGACCACCTACCTACAAAGGAGATATCATGCCCAAAACCTGGAACAAGATCTCGCAGGACAACGTGGACTTCTACGTCAACCACCCGGTTGCCTCCACCGTTATGACGGTGCTGGGAACCATCGTGGCTGTCGTCGCAGTCAACACTCTTGCGAAGACCCTGACCAAGCCTCAGGAGCTGCACCTCTACCTTCCCCCGCAGTGATCCGACGCCTATAACCTCACAAGGGTTATAGGTTTTCGCGTGAAATACAAGCTGTATAATAGGACCCCTACCCAAGGAGATATTATGAACACCACCAAGCTCGTATCCGTTAAGAACGAACTCAAGCGCCACAAGGTCGTCATCGCCGTTACCGCGACAGCAGCAGTCTGCTTCGCGATTAACCGCAGGGCCATCAAGCAGCACAACGAGTTCCTCAAGGAGCACGACCTCTACGAAGAGTTCTACACCCCCGAGGCGTAGTCCGCCAAAGCCCCAATCCCACAAGGATTAGGGTTTTTGTCTACCTCGCGAAAAAAACATGGACTATAGTGAGAAGATAGTCACCATTTGGCTAGTTTGCATCCCGCAGACACTTCTCTTTTTGTTTGCCTGATATCGGAGGCCCCAATGGAAAGGATCTATATCGTGACCAGTCCTCGCCGTTCCTACGGATGTTTGAACTTCGCGTTCGACATCTTAATGTGCCTGATCACGGGTGGGCTCTGGCTCATCTGGATCTTCGTCCGCGAGATGCGGAGGCGCTAGCATGGACGCCCTCAAAGAGCTCTGGTGGGTCGTTGTCATGATCGGCGGCCCGGCACTCATCGCCGTCGCCATGCAGAAGCGCGAAAAGCGTAAGAAGGAACTGGAGTCCTTCGACGACACCGTTATCCTGGACAGCCAGGACTTCAAGAATTTCCAGAAGATCGAGGAGGCACGGAATGACTTTGCTTGATATTGCTAAGCAGGTCGAGAAGTTCGCAATCGACAACTCGCCGGCTCTACTAACTGCGGTTGGTGTTGCCGGTACAGTCACTACGGCCGTCATGGCCGGGCGTCAAGCGTATCACCTCGGTGGGTGGGTCGAGTACCAGAACACCGCTCGAGCAAATCGGAATGAGCCCGAGCTCACGAAGGCCGAGATCGCCAAGCAGTACTGGCCGGACTTCATCCCTACCGTCGCCATTGGCGCGATCAGTGTCACTGCCATCATCGCCTCGAACAGGATCGGGACGCGGCGTGCTGCAGCCGTTGCGGCAGCCTACACCCTGTCTGAGAAAGCGTTCTCTGAGTATCGCGACAAGGTTGTTGAGAAGGTCGGCGAGAAGAAGCACCTCGCTCTCAAGGACGAGGTGGCCCAGAAGCGAGTCGATGACAACCCGGTCTCTAACACAGAGGTCATCATCACGGGTACGGGCGAGTACATGTGCTACGACACGTACACCGGCAGGTACTTCAAGAGCTCGCAGGAGATCATCCGACGAGCAGAGAACGACACCTTCAAGCAGGTGCTCGACGAGAGCTACGCGAGTCTGAATGATTTCTTCGATCGTCTGAGCCTTCCGCACAACGCGGTCGGCGAAGAGGTGGGTTTCACCTACGACAACAACATCGAGATCTCGTTCAGCAGCGTTATTTCAGATGATGGTCAGCCGTGTCTCGCGATTACGTACGTAGTCTCCCCTGTGAGGAACTACTTTCGTATTCGTTAGCCCGCGATATCTGCGGGTAACCCAATCCACGCACTGGCAATTCGCGTGAAAAACAAGGGTTGTAATGAGACCCACACCAACTCTGAAAGGAACCACCATGTCCGAGCAGACCGTTATCGAGGGCACCATCGTCGACGAGACCGTCGCCGTCCAGACCGTTCCGTTCTACAAGAACAAGAAGATCCTCACCGCCGCCGCCGCAGCCACCGCTGTGGTCGTGGGCGTCGTGATCTACAAGTTCACCAAGAACGAGAACGACGAGGACAGCTACGAGACCGTCAGCGAGGACGCCATCCTCAACGCACTCAACTCCGACACTTCCCTCACCGAGAAGTGACCTCAACCCTATACACCCCACAAGGTGTATAGGCTTTTGTCTTCCTAGATAAGGACACGAAATGCTCAAGAAGACCGTGAAGTACATCAACCCCTTCGACGATACTGAGTACATCGAGGAGGACGTCTACTTCAACTTCACCCAGGCAGAGCTCGTCGAGCTCGAGATGTCTACGGACGGTGGAATGACGGACCTCATCGCAGAGGTCTCCAAGACTCGTGATGGCAAGCGCATCATCGAGATCTTCAAGAAGATCGTCCTCCTGTCGTACGGTCGACGTGACGGCAACCAGTTCGTGAAGAGCGACCTTCTTCGCGAGCGGTTCGCAGCATCGCCGGCCTACTCCGAGGTGTTCATGGAGCTGGCTACGGACGCAGGCGCGGCTTCTGCGTTCGTCAACGGGATCTTGCCTAAGGATCTCGTCGCGCAGGTCCAGGCCGCCAAGGCTGCTCTCGAGGAGCAGGCGACTGTGGAGGACGTCGCACTGCCGGAGCCCATCGAGGTCGCGGAAACGAGCGAATCCTCCTTCACCGAGAAGACTGCGGCTGAGCTCGCCCAGATGTCTCGTGAAGAGCTCGACGCGTACTTCGAGAAGGTGCGCCAGCAGTGAGATGAGAGGGGATTGGCAAGGGTCTCGCGGATGGAATAGCCCCCTCGTGACCGTCCGCCGGGGTCTCACCCTACTCCGGATGCCAATCTTAAACGACCGCCGAAGGCTGAGAAACAGGCGCCCTCGCACGCAATACAACGCATATAGTGAGACCCACCCCAACTCGAAAGGATATGCTATGCCTATCAAGCCCGAACAGCTTCGTCCCCTGACGAAGATCGTCATGCGCAACCTCGTTGGATTCTCAGTCAGCTACGCTGTCTCCGCCGTCATCGCCGGCAACCTCAACCCCACAAAGACCCGCCACAAGGTGCAGGCCTACATCGGGGCTGTCACGGTTGGCGCGATGGTTGCAGACCGCGCTCGCGACTGGATCGACAAGGAAGTGGATGAGATCTTCGACTTCGCCGAATCGTTCCGAATCCAGGCCAACACCCCCGACACCGAGACGGACCAGTAATCTCAAAGCCTATGCACCCACAAGGTGTATAGGTTTTCCTTGGATGGAGAGATAATGAGTGAATACCCCGGCAATAGCCAGTACAAGCGCCCGAACCCTGCTCCGGACAAGCCGAAGACCGTCGAGAAGATCGTCACTGGTAACGTCACCATGCGAAAGCCCACTCTGGGCAAGCGAGCTCGAGAGCTTTTCCTCAGCGGATCTGCTCAGAGCGTCTGGGGATACGTGGCGTACGACATCCTCCTTCCTGCGCTCAAGGATACCGTCGCCGATGTGATTATCGGTGGTGTCGAGCGCAGCCTCTTCGGAGACTCCCGTCCTCGTGGTGGGTACCGAGGGACCACTTCGCAGTTCGGAACGACCAACTACGGCAACTTCTCGAAGCCTTCGGGAGGAAACCGATACGCCAAGGATGACCGCCAGGTCTCTCGACGCACCCGCTCGACTCACTCCTTCGGTGAGATCGTTCTGGACACGCGTCAGGAAGCCGACCAGGTGCTCATGCTTCTGACTGAGCTCGTCGACCAGTACGGGCAGGCAACCGTCAATGACCTCTACAGCGCACTCGGTGTGACTGGCGAGTTCACGGACGTCGTGTACGGATGGACGGATCTCATGGATGCGCGAGTGGTTCGCCGTAACTACGGCTACATCCTCGACCTCCCGCCGACTGAAGTCCTTGAGAAGTAGGAGAACAGATGAACCAGAACCTTATCCTGCCTGTCACTCGACTGGCTGGACGCACGTCCCTCAAGTTCAAGAACATGAACCCGACCATCCTGTTCGCAGCCGGCCTCGTCGGCGTCGTGGGAGGTACGGTTCTCGCATGCCGCGCCACCCTCAAGACCGGCGACATCTTCGATGAAGCTCAGCGTCAGCTCGACGACATCAACAGCATCAACAGCATCAAGCACCTCGACGGCAAGCCCTACAGCACGACGATGCAGACCAAGGACCGTGCTGCGGTCTACATGGATCTCGTCATCGACATGGGCAAGATCTGGGGGCCGGCTATCGTCGTCTCCGGCGTCGGCATCGCGTGCCTCACCGGTTCGCACCGGATGCTGACCAAGCGGAACGCGGCTCTGACTGCAGCCTATGCTGCGCTCGAGAAGAGTTACGAGGCTTACCGCAAGCGGGTCCGTGACGAGATCGGCGAGGAGAACGAGTCCCACCTGCACTACGAGGTGCAGAAGGATCTGGCCCTGCAGGACAAGCAGGTGCTGGCTACTGCCAAGAAGAAGGGCCCCAAGCCCGGATACTCGCAGTACTCCAAGTTCTTCGACGAGGCGAACCCGAACTGGACTCGCAACCCGGAGTCGAACCTGCACTTCATCCACAGGCAGCAGGCATGGGCAAACGACATGCTTCACTCTCGTGGGCACATCTTCCTGAACGAGGTCTACGACATGCTCGGCATTCCGCGCACTGTCGCCGGCTCCGTTGTGGGTTGGACTGTGCATGGTGAGGGCGATCGTATGGTCGACTTCGGCATCTACAACCACCACACCGACGAGGTCAAGGCCTTCGTCAACGGCTACGAATCCAGCGTCCTGCTCGACTTCAACGTCGACGGCGACATCCACCGGACTATCGAGAGGTAGATATGAACATCGCAGCATACCTCACCGCTCCCGTTCCCCGGTGGGCTGCGCTCCTCACGATCGCTGTCTCGACGGGCAGCGGCGTGGGGGCCACCTACCTGATCCTCAAGCGCAAGCACGAGGAGGAGTACGACGAGCGGCTGAACGTCGAGGTCGCCAACACCGTGAAGTTCATCACGACTCAGGCCAACAAGCCGGCGACTCCTATGGACGTGCCTGTCGTCTATGAGAACCCCAACATCGAGGTGCAGAAGGCAGACAAGTTTCGGAGCGTTCTTTCGGAAATGGCCCGAGTCGAAGAGCTGACTGAGGACTATCGCAGCACAGACGAGCCGACTGAGCCTGTAGAGCCCACCCTCCAGGAGATCTCGCATAACATCTTCACGGACGCCAAGGAGAACCCCGAGTGGGATCCCGAGGCCGAGGCAAAGCTCCGTGAAGGTGAAGAGATCTTCATCATCGAGCACGACGAGTACTTCGAGTCGGAATACCAGACCATCCAGGTCACGTGGTACGCCGGCGACGGGGTACTCGCAGACGAGAAGGAAGAGCACATCCCGATCCCGGAGTCTGTCGTGGGTAAGCGAGCCCTCAACAACTTCGGCCACGGATCGCGCGATCCCAACATCGTGTACGTCCGGAACGAGAAGCTCGGTATTGACGTCGAGGTTGTCCACAACGACGGCAAGTACACCGAGCAGGTCCAGGGGTTCATGCAGCACGAGGACATGTATGGCGGAGGCAACCGTCGCCGTGTCCTGCGCAATCATCCGTTTGACGACGACTGATGGCGCCGCTGGATGAGATGTATCTCGTCTGGCTGTACGGACAGGTAGCGAATCCTCACACCAGGAGCCAGAGTCGAAGCTACTGGAATCTCTGCAAGGCTCTGTTCAAGACAGAGTTTGAGTTCTTCGTCCCGAACGATGATGCCCGGGCAGATGACGGCATCGAGCTTCGGATGGAATTCATTTACGACGCAGAGATTCCAGACTTCGATCCTGACTGGATGGAACAGGGTTGCTCGTACCTTGAGATGCTCATCGCCCTCTCGCGGCGCATGGCATTCATCACGGACGGGAAGCCTAATAAGTGTTTCTGGACCTTGATCCGTAACATCGGCCTGTACGAGTGCAACGACACGTACACCCGTAACCTAGAAGGACTTGTCGAGGAGGTGACAAACCAGATTACTTTCCGCACATATGATTACGACGGCCGCGGAGGACTATTCCCTCTGCGACATCCAGAGATGAACCAGGCTGAGGTTGAGCTATGGTTCCAGATGAACGCATATGTTCTTGAAGGAGGGAGGTAGCGCATGGATTTCTTCAAAACCGGCATCAAGTCGGGTAAGAACGGAAGACTTGAGGTCTACCCCGAATTCAAGACTGTGCGTACACGCGATCTCATGGTACAAGGCGGAAAGTTCTATGCAGTGTGGGACGAGGAAGCAGGACTCTGGTCCCGTGACTCGTACCGGGTCAACGAGCTCATCGATGCGGAGCTCGTGGCCAAGGCCGAGGAGATGGGCCCGGGCTATGTCCCCATGAAGATGGAGATCATGGACTCGGGTTATAGGAAGAAGTTCCTCGACCTCTGCAAGCTGGTTGACGACAACTATCAGCAGCTCGACCAGAAGATGGCGTGGTCCAACACTCTCCCCAAGCGGGAGGACTACGCAAGCAAGCGCCTGCCCTATCCTCTTGAGGAAGGCGATCACTCGGCCTGGGATGAGCTCATGGACAAGCTCTACTCTCCGGACGAGAAGCGCAAGCTCGAGTGGGCTATCGGATCCGTTGTGTCTGGTGATTCCAAAAAGATCCAGAAGTGCATCGTGATCTACGGCAAGGGCGGAAAGGGTAAGTCCACCGTTCTCAACATCATCCAGGATCTCTTCCACGGCTACGACACCACGTTCCGTGCCAGCGACATGGGTGATCGCACAAAGGACTTCTCGATGGCGGCGTTCAACAGCTTCCCGCTGGTGGCGATCGACCATGATACAGATCTCTCGAGGATCAACGACAACAGTCGGCTGAACTCGATCATCGCTCACGAGGCGATTGAGATCAACGAGAAGTACAAGCCGGCCTACGCTGCTCGCAGTAACGCGATGCTGTTCATGGCCACCAACTCCGGCGTGCTCATCACCGATCAGAACTCGGGTCTCATCCGACGACTGATCGACGTCGAGCCCACTGGAGATCTCTTTGCGTCCGCGCATTATGAGAGCCTCATGTCTCGGATCAAGTTCGAGCATGGAGCAATCGCAACGCACTGCCTGAACGTCTACAAGGGTATGGGCGCGACCTACTATCGTGACTACGCACCGGTGAAGATGATGTTCAAGACGAATGTCTTCTACAACTTCATCGAGGCCAACTACGATACATTCAAGTCTCAGAACTACACCTGGCTCGATCAGGCTTGGAAGCTCTACAAGGACTACTGTCTTGATGCAAACGTCACTCGCGTGATGCAGAGGCACGCATTCCGAGAGGAGCTAAAGTCCTACTTCGTCGAGTTCCAGGAGCGTAAGATCCTTGGCGACACGAGCATGCGGAACTACTACTCCGGCTTCGTTATGCCCGGCCAGTTCAAGGAAACCGTGGAAGACAACGGCTATGCTCTCGTCATCGAGGAGACTGAGTCTTCATTCGATCGGGACTATGCCGACTGGCCGGCGCAGTATGCTACTGAGAATGACGTTCCGGAGAAGCGGTGGGTCTCAGTAAAGACCGCTCTCCATGATCTCAACACTCGGAAGACGCACTTCGTCAAGGTTCCAGAGAACCACATCGTGATCGACTTCGACCTTCGAGGTCCTCGCGGTGGTAAGGATCTAGATCGCAATCTCGAGGAAGCCAGTCTTTGGCCTCCGACCTACGCCGAAATCAGCAAGTCGGGCGGAGGTGTTCATCTCCACTACACGTACGAGGGAGACGTTACCCTTCTGGACAAGGTGTTCTCAGAGGGTATCGAAGTCAAGGTGTACACGGGCGGTGCTGCTCTGCGTCGTAAGCTGACGAAGTGCAACGCTCTCCCGGTCGCTACGCTGAACAGTGGTCTCCCCATTAAGGAGAAGAAGGTGCTGACTGATAAGACAATCCAGAGCGAGGCCGGCCTTCGCAAGATGATCCAGCGGAACCTCAACAAGGAGTTCATGCCTGGAACGAAGCCCTCCGTCGATTTCATCAAGCACCTGATGGATGAGGCATACGAGTCCGGAATCAAGTACGACGTCATGGACATGCGACCCGTGATCCTGGCGTTCGCGAACAACAGCACCAACAAGGCGCTCGAGTGCATCAAGATTGTACAGACGATGCGCTGGGCTTCAGATGAGCCGGTAGAGGACGCGAAGGAGAGCGAAAACCCTTCCGACCACAAGCTGGTGTTCTACGACGTCGAGGTTTACCCAAACCTGTTCGTCGTGTGCTGGAAGTACCGTGGTGCTCCACGAGAGTCCACTGTGCGAATGATCAATCCTACGCCAGAGGAAGTCGAGCAGCTCTTCAAGCTCAAGCTGGTTGGTTTCAACAACCGTCGATATGACAACCACATCCTGTACGCCCGCTACATGGGCTACGACAACCAGAAGCTGTACGAGCTCTCTCAGAAAATCATCAGCAACAACCGATCGGCCATGTTCGGAGCAGCATACAACCTCTCCTACGCAGACATCTGGGACTTCTCCTCGAAGAAGCAGAGTCTTAAGCTGTTCGGTGTAGAGCTCGGTCTGCACCACATGGAGATGGACATTCCTTGGGATCAGCCTGTCCCAGACGATAAGATCGAAAAGGTGGTTGAATATTGTGTCAATGACGTCGACCTTACAGAGGCAGTACTGGAAGATCGCTGGCAGGACTTTGTCGCTCGTCAGATCTTGTCTGATCTTTCTGGGCTTCCAGTCAACTCCAGCACTCAACAGCACACTGCGAAGATTGTCTTTGAGGGAGATCGAGACGCACGGAGGTCGTTTGTTTACACCGATCTCAGTGAAGACTTCCCGGGGTACCGGTTTGACAACGGTGTTTCAACTTACCGGGGAGAAACGGTTGGCGAAGGAGGTTATGTCTATGCTGAGCCAGGGATCTATTCCAACGTCGCTCTCCTTGATGTCGCCTCCATGCACCCCACGTCGATCGAACAACTCAACATGTTCGGCGAGTACACAGCCAACTTCTCTGCGCTCAAGGAAGCTCGCCTTCTCATCAAGCACAAGCAGTACGACAAAGCAAAGAAGGTCCTCGGCGGCAAACTCGCACCGCATCTCGGTGACCCCGAAAAGGCTGAGGCACTCTCTTATGCTCTGAAGATCGTAATCAACATCGTCTACGGTCTGACGAGCGCTAAGTTCGAGAACCCGTTCTACGACCCGCGCAACATCGACAACATCGTTGCCAAGCGCGGCGCCCTGTTCATGATTGACCTGAAGAACTACGTTCAGGAGCTGGGCTACACGGTCGCTCACATCAAGACGGACTCGATCAAGATCCCGAATGCGGACGACAAGATTATCAAGCTCGTTACCGAGTTCGGGAAGAAGTATGGGTACGACTTCGAGCATGAGGCTACGTACGACAAGTTCTGTCTTGTCAACGACGCAGTCTACGTGGCGAAGAGCCGTTCCACCGATAACGAAAAGATGTGGAAGTGGGTCACTGTTGGAGCTCAGTTCCAACACCCCTACGTCTACAAGACGTTGTTCAGCGGAGAGGCCATCACTCTCAACGATATGTGCGAGACTCGAAGCGTGATCCAGGGGGCTATGTACCTCGACTTCGACTACGACAGGCCCATTCCTCTTGTACACGACATGATGTTCGTCGGGCGCACCGGACGCTTCATCCCTGTGAAGAACAAGGGTGGCGTGCTCCTGCGCATCAAGGATGATCGTCAGTTCGCAGTGACAGGTACGAAGGGTTACCTGTGGGTCGAAGCCGAGATGTACGAGATGAACCCGAACGAGTACGAGATCGATACTACATACTTCGAGAAGCTCGCCGATGATGCAGTCAAGACAATCGAGAAGTTCGGCAACTTCGAGGAATTCGTGGAGTACAGATGAGGAAGGTCGTACCTGTCGTCGTCTACACAGACGGGCGGCGACAGGTTGTGGGGGAGGCTACAGTTGAGGTAGGAGACTACTCCGATGTAGACTTTCCTCTTGATCTAGCTGAAATCAATCTCAACAATGCTGGGCTTAGTATCCGTAAGGATGTATATGTCGAAGCTCACTAACTGCAAGCGGTGTGGCTGCCCTGTCTACACCGGACGTCGTTGCAACAACTGCAACAAGATGTGTGAGGAGAAGTAATATGGATAACGTCACTATCGAGGGTGCGCGAATCATCTTCCGCAACTTCGCGGGTAAGGAGGGTCAGTACAACCGCGAGGGTGATCGAAACTTCTCGGTTCTGCTCGACCCGAAGGTCGCGAAGGCTATGTCTCGTGACGGCTGGAACATCAAGACTCTGAAGGCTCGTGAGGAGGGTGACGAGCCTCAGCCCTACATCCAGGTCGCGGTGAACTACAACGGCGCTCGGCCTCCGAAGATCGCTCAGATCACCTCGAGGGGGATGACCTACCTCGGCGAGGACGAGTGCGAGGTTCTGGACTGGGCCGACATCATCAACGTCGACCTGATCATCCGACCGTACGAGTGGACTGTCAATCAGCACAGTGGTGTCAAGGCCTATCTCCAGTCGATCTACGTCACTATCCAGGAGGACGAGCTCGAGCTGAAGTACGCTAAGCCGGCTCCCGGCAAGGAGTCCGGTCTGGACTTCCAGTGATGTTCGACCCCGACACCTGGAGACTGATCGCCTGTTTCACCTGCTACGTTCTCGGGCTGGCAACAGGGATCTACATCGGCAAGAAGAAGGACTAACATGGAGACCACTCTATACGACCGCAACCCTCTCCGCGTGGAGGCGGTCCAGGTCACCGAGGAGAACCTCTACGAGGTCGCACAGTGGTGCGGCGGTGACGTGAACACCAACCCGCAGACCGGCCAGAAGTTCATCAAGGTCGATGTCCTGCACCCGCACGACGCGAAGCACACCCGTGCCAACGTCACGAACTGGATCCTGAGGTCCCTGCAGGGCTACAAGATCTACTCGGACACGGCATTCAAGAACGGCTACACCGAGGTCGAGGTCCAGCAGGAACTGACCGAGCCTCTGAAGTTCTTCAGCTGATGGAGGCAAGCGATATGGATCTGTGGCTTGTACTGCTCATCTTCGTGACCGTGGTCGTCTGCGGTCTCATCGCGATCGTCTGCGCACTCGGTGCAGGCGGTTCCTACCCCACTCCTCCCAGGAAGGAAGAGTCATATGGCAACAATGTTCGGGTATTCCGTCCAGAAGATCAAGAAGAAGGCGGAGAAGCGGGGAATGTCTCCTGAGGGGTACATGAGCTACCTCAGGAACAAGCAGGCCTGGCGAGCGTCAGGCCGGCGTCCTATGAAGGAGGTGTGATATGGGTACGGTGTTCAACCGCGACCACGTGGTCAAGCTGACGAAGCTGGCCATCGCTGTTGCTGCTGGTGGTGCGGTCTACATCTGGGCTGACGGCCAGGACAGAAACAAGAAGAAGTAGCTCGACTAGGCGAGCCTAAACCCTTTAGGCCTAGTGCGTTGGTGGGACCTTGGTGTGGGGAAGCCCCTCAGGTTTAAACGACAAAGAGTTCTCGCGGACTCGAGCGCCCATCAGGTAAGCGGTGAAGGATAACACCGAAGGTGGCGATGGCTTAGCTAGCCCGCAGCACAGGAAGTTAAAAAACCGGCTCGTGCACCGTCCTAATGGTTTACCTGCTAGCCACAGGAGCCATAGTCGCATCACAGGCTAGATGCGAGCGAGTGTCAAGCGGAGAGAAGAGGGGCCTTGCCTGTCTTACGGTGGCTCAGGCTTAAACGACAACCAGCGCACATTGCGCCCTCCTCTCGAACGCGGCAAATCCCCCCGCCCACCCATATGATAGGGAGAACTGATATGCAGCACAACGTCAAGGCAGACTTCTCTGAGATCCCCACCAACTTCACTGTGAGTGGAATCCCGAGCAAGGTCGTCGTAGAGCACAAGCTCACTCTCAACGTCATGATCGACAGGGACAGTCAGATCACCATCATGGCTCTGGCTACGTTCGCCGGTCTGACCCTCATCGGATTGAAGGCTGTGCGATGAGCGAGATCATCAGGTTCAAGGTTACTCAGACTCGAACGCTTCTTATTGAAGCTTCACACCCAGGCGATGCCGCAGATGCAGCTCGATTCCTTTTCGACAATCGCGAAGTTCCGGCAGATCTTCGACGACACGCACGAGCTGTACGAACGACTAACCCTCGGGTAGTTCGTCTGGAGGTTGAGGAAACCAATGACTGAGCTCGAAGAGATTCTGAACGACATCGAGCACCGACTGTCTGCGATGCAGAAGGAGCAGTGGGATCGTTACTTCATCTTCAAGGAAAAGGCTCGCAGCGCAGTCGAATTCCTCCAGCTTTCTCGTGAAGAGGAGTTCTCCAGGCGTATGATGCAGCTCATCGAGGCTAAGTACGCGATCGCCGACATCATCGTCAAGGACAAGATCAGGGAGCAGCAGATTCGTGGAGTCAATACTACATCGTCCTGAGGGCGAGCAAATCCTGCACGAGAAGCCGACAGAGGATCCATACGACAAGGCTTGGGTCAAGGTCTTCGATCTCGCCAGAGTTCCTCTGTCGGGTCCTAGAAACAGAGAAGAGCGTCGCCGTGTAGAGAAGGTTCTTCGCCGTCTCGAGAAGCGGGGCCTGACAATAAGGTAGGAGCTATGAAGCATCTGCTAGCTCCTCATCAGGAGTACGCTCTTGATCGGATGCACAACGGTTGCATCCTGTTCGGCGGCCTGGGCTCAGGGAAGTCCAGGACCGCTGTGGCCTACTACATGGACAACGAATCACCTAAGGACGTCTATGTAATAACGACGGCCAAGAAGCGTGACTCCATGGACTGGAATACCGAGTTCGCTCGTTTCGGTATCGGGTTCACGCCTGATACTACCGTCGGTGGAATCCTCACCATCGACTCCTGGAACAACATGCACAAGTACGCAGGAGTTGAGAATGCGTTCTTTGTTCTTGACGAGCAGAGGTTGGTGGGGTCTGGAAGCTGGACTAAGTCATTCCTCAAGATTGCCAAGAGGAATACGTGGATTCTACTTTCTGGTACTCCTGGGGACACGTGGATGGATTATGTTCCCGTGTTTGTGGCGAATGGGTTCTATAAGAATCGGACCGAG